TGGGATCTAAACAGTTTACCAATAATACTCCGGATGTAACTACACAGGAATACACGGGCGGCGTACTTAGTGTAGTCCGTAACGGAAAACCACAATACCAGTTTGATTACGATAACGGTATCGGTTTTCATAAAGCACTATACTCTAAAAACGGGTTTAATAAATTTGATATCGGTATCGTTGATGATTCCGGTACGCTTATTTTAGCGCTTACGCCGGACGGTTTGTACGTTACAGGCTTAACTGCTGGCATGGTTAATGCCGCCACGTTTACGCCACGTACAGGAGATACAGACTCAATGACCGGTTTTTCATTCCAGTTAACGAATGAGCAGCAGTTTAACCGCCGTATGGTTACTTATAACATCGACCAATCAGAGGTCGATTTTAATGATTTACCGGCAGTTACAGGAACTACCATAACAGGTATCGCAGCGGTTGCAGGAATAACTATTCAGGTTAACGCAGCTACTAACACCTCTTACGGTATTGAAGCTCTTACAGCAGCTAATTTTAGGGTATACAACCCGGTAACAAACGCAGCTATAACAATAGCCACCGTAGTGCCGCTTGTAGCAGAGGGGACTTACCGTATAACTACCACGCCTGTGCTTACAACCGGTACTCCTGTAGTGGTACAATTATGGGACGCAACAGCAACACCGCCTGTAAATGTAGCCTTGGTGGGAGACAACCAACTGTACAAAGGAATTTCAGATTTAATTACCGTTACCGCAGCAGTAGTTATGGTATTCTCAATGGTGTTTAACTCCGTATTTGCATAATGCCAACTAACATAGAGTTATTTGAGCAGATAGATGCTGCGATAACAGATAAGACCAGCCCAGGCAGTATTTCACCTATAGATATAGGGGATAATATGCGGGATATTGTTAGTTATGTAGATCAGGAAACTGCAGGCATACCTCCTTATAAAACCTTTATAGGATTATTAACGCAGTCTGGTACTTCAGCACCTACAGTTACGGTTAAATTCAATAATACAGGCGTCACTCCATCTATAGGTTATGTAGGTGTAGGCACAAGCGGTTTTATATTTGTGGGACTGGGGCTTACCGAGGCTAATTGTCAGGTAATAACATCAAATAAAACTACATCAGCCAAAAACCTGCATTGCAATTATTATTTTAACGCAACACCTATATTGCTGTTAAGAACTTACAACTTAGTTAATAGCGCGTATGAAAACGACATGTTATCCAATACTCCTATAGAAATAAGATTTTATCCATAAATTAAAACAACTATGAAACGTAAAAAAATACCAGCCGTTGGTAATATTACTTTCGGCTCGCAGGAGGCATACGATAATTTCCTATCTTTACCTCATAAAGACCAGGTAGAGCAGGTTTACGAATCGTTAAGCCCTAAAGACTACGTACTGGCTGAAAAAATCTTAAAAGATGGGAATATCAGCAGCGGAAATGCTACGCAGGTTAAACCGGGTGGTAACGGAAATACCGGAGGAAACACGAAAGATAATCCAAAGGGATCCGCAGACGATAGCGGCAAAGTATAAAGAATTTCAACGTGGCGACAGACCCGATGGCACAGCTATAGGATTTTATCGTAATTCAGGTTACGGATTATTCAAGCGTAATTTAAACCCTCTTGCAGGCGGTACAGTCGATTTGATATTGACGGGTTCGTTTACAAGGGGGTTATTTGTTGAGTCATTAGGGAACAGCCGGTATATATTTGACAGTACCGATGATAAAACAGATGATTTAATTGGTAGGTACGGTCAGGATATTATGGGATTGAATCAGGGAGAATGGTACAGGTTGCAGCGTGAGGTACACGCGCCGTTATTAATTAGGTTCATTAAAAGACAGTTGGGGCAATGATAAAATTATTCAGAACTAAGAGAGGTATTAAAACCGTACCAATAATATACTGGCATAACTGCGATATACCTGCCAAAATATTTTTTGAGGTTATGTATTCAGGGGATTACAGTAAGTTAGGTACTGCGCCCGATGTAGAGCAAGTGTTTGATAAAATATTCGATGAATACTATATTTTATCACCTAATACACAGTTAAAATCGTGGATTCAGAAACATAAACGCATATCAGCTATCAGGGCGGCTATAGCAGGCATTACAGCTACTATATCGCAATTAGAGTTCGTACCTATGAACCCTGAACAAATGTCGCGCGTAGTGGCTATATTGAATAATTATTCTGAGGTAAAACCTAAATTCAACACTAAAGACCCGATAAAAGAAATTGCCAGGATAAATAATAGTATTATCGGCCAGCTAAAAAATAAATTGAACCAAGAGATAGCAGGCGAAAAAGTAAAGTCAGAAAAAATAGCTTATAATTTCCACAAAGACCGAATTAATTTACGGCTATCTCTTGAAGGTATAACCATAGATGAAAATTGCAGCCTGTATGAATGGGTTGAGTACGTGAACGCAGCTAAAGAACGTCATGCCGCCCAAAAAGCCGCTATGAGTAAAAATAAAACCAAAAAGTAATTAATATGTTCTAAAAATAATTACCTTTGGCAACTATATACCTGTTTACAGTAAATTTAAAAACTATTAGCCATGATTAATTTTATAAATTCAGAAACCAAGAAAGTAACTGATAAAATAAATAAAGCTAAGCAATGCTTGAAAGAAATAAAGCATCAGGAGAAGTTGCTGAAAAGGGCGGGATTTAATTATAAAGTGTTGATAAAGGATGAGGGTGTAAATATATAGTTATGGATAAAGCAGAATACGATAAATCAATTATAGCTATAGCAAGTATCTTACACGCTATGCCAGATAGCTTTAGGTTGGCTGCAAATAACGCTTTGTTAGCATTTACGGATAATGATTTTTTGAAGGGTTTTATTGAAAATGCAACGATTGATAAATCTAAAATAACCGGATTACCAGAGTGTAAAGATCAGGAAACTGTATTTAATATTTTGAAGTGCCTTTCAGGTTACCCTGCAGATAAGTCTAAGAGAATATTAGATTTAGCTAAAGACAGGATAGAAATTAATGCTTTTGTTGAAATTAAGGGTTTATAGCGTAATTAGCGTATTCTAATAGTCGTTCTTTTATATATTCGTTGCATTCGTTTTGATAACTGTCTTTAGGAATAAGCGAAGATAGTTTATTGTGGTGTTCATCTAAAACATTAGTAAGATGATACAGGCGTTCCCAGCGATTTGACGAACATAAGTCGATAAGGTTTTTAAATGCTTGTATATTTTCGTCGACTTTGAGTTTAAATGGTTCTATAGTCATATAGTAGTTTTAAGTAAATGTAAAAATAATTTTTCACAAAAATATTTTATATGAAAATAATAGGTGTATATTTGTATGTATGAAAAAGCCCCCGTTGTAGCGGAGGCTGCTTCATTAATTAGCGGTTATTTTTTATTGTCTTTCGTATCATCCTCGTCAAAGTCTTTTACGAAATCATAAATCAATACTGCAATCAGAAGCCACTGATAAAGTTCATCAGGCTTCATAGATATTAGAGTTAGTATTAATTAAAAAAGTAATCATTCCCAGCAACCGGGATGGTTTTTTAGAAGATAATTTATCTTCTAACGATGGTAGTGATTTTAACCCTCACTCCATTAACTGTAATGTACTTTACAGAGGTTGTTGCCATAATATCGTTGATTATGGTTAATAATTAAGTATCGGCAGCAATCGCCGTGATCTTTTAAGGGTTAAGAAACTTAGTGAACTACTCTAAAAACCGCAGCTTCGACCTTGCGGTTTTTTAATTTTGTAAAGATTTTATTTGTATATTTGCTTTAGAAATCGAAGTTTCCATTTGGAATTATTTAGTTAAACACAAAAATCCGTAGTCTCGCTACGGATTTTTACTTTTTTAACGTAAATCATTATTCACTATCTTTACCGGTATAATTTATACGGAAATGGCAGATAACGGATTTGTATCGGTAATAGATAAGAACGCGGTAAGTGAGGTAAATACCCTTATTGATAAATTAACCGACGTTGAAGGCGCTGTTAAGCGTATTAACGCCATGAAAATAACTGTACCCTCACAAGCTAAAACCGCTTCAGGAGATAGTGCGGCTACGGTGCAGAAAGCGAACGCGGCCATGACTGAACAGGAAAGGTTATCGCTAAGGCTTAGTAATCTTAGAAAATCAGAAGCTATTGAAAATGCTAAGTTAAAAGTGCAAATATCAGAACTTACGGCTGCTCAAAAAAAACAAGCAAAAGAAGTTTTAGGGGTAATGAATGCTTACCAGAAACTTGATGCAGAGCTTGGCGAAACAAGAATGAACGCTAAAGCTCTTGCTGCTGAGATGTTTAATTTGGAACAAGTCGGAGAAACTAACAGCCAACAATATAAAGATTTAGCAGCTACATATTCTACGGTTGCCGCAAGGGTAAGCCTTTTAGATACCGGTTTAAAAAAAATAGATGGCAATTTAGGATTGAACCAAAGACATGTAGGAGATTACGCGAGGGGCTGGAATGGACTTGGGAATGCAATAAATCAGTTAACACGTGAAGCTCCTGCATTCGCTGTATCACTTAATACAGGCTTTTTAGCAATATCGAATAACTTACCTATACTTTCAGATGAGATAGCTAATCTTGTAGCAAGAAATAAAGAATTAGCAGCGTCAGGTCAACCTACGGTAAGTGTGTTAAAGCAATTAGCAACAGCTTTTTTTAGCTGGCAGACGGCTTTATCCGTAGGAGTTACGATACTTACTTTATACGGAAAAGAAATAGTTACATGGGCAAATAATCTATTTAAAGGTGTGAAAGCCTTAAATGCATTAGCTGATAGTCAAGCAATATTAACAACAGCAAGGGAAGCTTCTAAAAAAAGCATAATTGATGAAAAAACCACTATCGGACTTTACCTACAAACAGCCAGAGACAGCCAAAAATCCGATGAAGAAAGAGCTATAGCGGTTAAAAAACTACAAAATGAATATGCGTTTTATTTTGGTAAACTAACAGAAGGGGAAATATTATTAGGAAAAACAAAGGATGCGGAACTGGCTGTTAATTCAGCATTAGAAGCCAGGTCAAATAGTATAGCTATTTCTGAAAAATACAACAATAGCCAAAAATCATTAATTGATATAAATACAGCTATAGCTAAACAGACTAAGTTAGTAAACACAGAGCAGGAGCGACAGCGAAATATTCGTAAAGCCGCTACTGCCGGCACTATAAGCGCTGCCGCCGCAACAGATCAGTTACTGGATTCTTACAACAGAGAAAATGCGAACACAGCCGCTATAACTGAAAATATAAAGCGAAAAAATTACCAGGAATCTGTAAGCAATAATCTAATAAAAGAAGCTATACGTTATAAAAAGGAGTCTATAGGGTTAGAGTATCAACCTGAATCAGGACAACAATCTTTAGATTACCAAAAATTAGTAGATTTTCAGGCGAGTGCTTATGAATTAAATCGAACCCGTTTAGAAAACGAAGCAGCGTTTCAAAAAGATATATTTGAAAATGAGGAAAACGGTTACGCTGATAGGGAAGCCGCCGCTGAAAAATACAGCAAAATAATCACAAATTTAGCAGACATAAAAAGAGTTGAGACACTAAGAATACTGGCATTACAATTAAAACAGGAGGAATCTGAAATTAATAAAAGCGTTTCAGATCAAATAGTAAGAATAAGGAATAGTGCTGAAAAAGGAGAATTGTCCCAAAAAGAAGCTAACGCCAGTATCTACGCATTAACTCGAAATAAAAATCAAGCTATAGGAGCATTAGAACAACAATATGAATATGATAGCTTAAAAGCATACGAGGATTATTCTCAGGAAATGATAGGCGTTGCCCACGAAACCGAAACCGCATTAAAAGGGGTTTGGGAGCAACTATCAGCGCAGCAACGTCAGAATAATATAGATAGCAAACAGATAGATAATCTTAGAGAAATATCTTTATTGCTTAAAAATGTCGGTGTAGATACCGATATGAAAGGTTTTGATGCTATACAGAACCGCATAAGGCAAATAGAAAGAGACCGACAAGATACGGAGCTGGAAGAAATAAGTAATCAAAAAATAATATTACAGGGCGAAATAGATAAAATATCTACACAAGAGAAATCAAAGGAAAATAATGAAGCCATAGAAAAATTACAGGCAAAACAAAACGATTTAAGTATAAAAGGATTAGAGATAGAGAAAAAAAGGCTTGAAGAAGTAACTAACCTTAGGCTTCAAATGAAAATAGCCACAGAACAGTATTTTTCAGGTATAAAATCAGGATTTCTTAGTAATTTAGGATTGGATTCTTTAAGTAAATTTACCGACCAAGTTACTTATGAGTATTTGGACGCTAACGATAAGATTATCCAAAAAACAGGTAGCACCTTTGACAAAATGGTAGACCAAGCTCAGGGGGCTTCTGAAAAATTAAAAGTTGTAGGACTGGAAGCTATGTCCGCATTTCAAGAGGTGTTTAATTTCCTACAGCAAAACAATCAGGCGCGCTTCGATGCTGAGTTAACGAATATTGAACGTGAATATGAGATACGTAAAAAATTTGCAGGCGGTAATGCTGATGCGGAGGCAGAATTAGAACGACAATTAGCGGACAAAAAACGCGAGATACGTGTCAGGGAAGCGAAAGCCGCCAAAGAAACAGCATTGTTTAACGCGATTATAAACACCGCCAGCGCGGTCGTGGCGGCATTACCTAATATTGGTGCTTCCATATTAGTTGGTGCGTTAGGAGCCATACAAATCGGTTTGATAGCGTCTAAACCATTACCGGCGTATGCTGAGGGTACGGATAACCACCCCGGAGGACGCGCGATAGTAGGGGATGGTGGAAAACACGAGGTTATCCGTTACCCTGACGGCAGAATGGCATTAACACCAAATAAAGATACGTTGATTGATTTACCTAAAGGCTCACAGGTTTATCCTGATATTGCCAGTAGCGGTATTTTAGGTAGTGGATTACCTGCGGTAGCCATGAATCGTATTGAGGGCGTTAGCGCGCCTGATATGGAGCGCATAATGAATAAAACGTTAGCGAAAATGCCTGTAAATAATCTGGTGGCTGATGCTGAAGGATTACGAGCATACAGCGAACGTCAGGGACAGCGAACGGAATATAAAAACAGGACGGTAAGGTTTGAAGGGAGAAAAATACGGTAAATGAAAAACCCTGTAAAATTAATTACAGGGGTTTGTTTTTAGTTTGACAAGGTTATTGGTTCGCCGGTGTAGAGTTTATAATGATGCTTACCCCAATCTGTATCGTAACCCAAACGGAAAGCACCATCAGTAACAATTAAAGTACCGCTAAATATTCCACCTAAATGTTTGCCATCAGTATATACTATTCTGTTGTATTGTTTGTGACTAAGTAGCTGCCCCGGCTTACTCCAATCAATTTCCTCTATAGCAGGCTCGATTATTTCTGCCCAGATGCCGTTAATAAATACAGGCACACACGAAAGCGCATCATAAAAATAAAGAAGCCTGTTAGCGTTAGCATCGTATTTATACCTATTAAATGCTTTAAGCGTAGCGTTATAGTCTGCGCCAGGAGAATGTATTATCATCCCCTCTTTAAACCCACGCTTCTTAGCCTCGTTTATCAAAGCGGTTTCGATTTGCTCTTTAAACGCAGACGTAAATTCTCCATTATGAGAATAATTTAACCACTCGACAGCTTTACACCATTCTTTATCTCCTGAAGAAATGCCATAACCTTTACCGTCTTTAATATTAAACATCAATGCTCCTGATTTATAGATATACCAAACATTATCTTCCAAGACATTTTCCTTAAGCACCAAGCGTTTAAATTCTTCGGTGGATATTTCGGTGTAACCTGTAATTATAACGAATGTGGTATGCATGGAGTTGTTAAATTCAGGATAATGAAAATAATTAGCTAATAATTCATGAGCACCATAACCGATGCCGTTTTTAATATTTTCTTTAATCCATTTTAAAATAACATTAGCTTCATCAACATTCTTAGGTTTTATACACCACTTTTCAGGCAATTCAGTAAGCGGATGTGTAGGTTCGAATAGTAATGCTTCAGGTTGGTTTAAACCGTTAGATGTACTGGCATCACTAAAGTTTACCGTATCTCCGGCTTTTAATCCCGGTATATTTACTTTAACAACACCGTTATTACCCCAATCGACGGACGGCAGTGAATCAACATTTTCAGCTAATATTTTAAAAGCCGATTGCAATGCCTGTATATCATTCGTGTTATCATAAACCCTCGAATCCAAATTAGCAATCTCATCTTTGAGTTTTGATTTTTTAGGAAGGAATTCGGAGGCGGGTGTAATGTTTGAACCAAAAGGAATAAAGTCCTTATTTGAAGAAACCATTCCTGCTATATTAATATAAATAGGGGTCTTATAATCTATAAAAAAAGAATAATCAAATCCTGTAAGATTAAATATTCGTTTAGCCTCTTTTTTAGTTTTGATGTGTATAACATCATTCGGATTTAAATCTTTAATGTTTCTCATAATTTTAATTTATTAGGTATTCGGATAGGTTTTCGATAAACGGCATAGTTTTGATTCCTGATAGTCTTTGGTGTTCAGCTAAACCAACGCTACCTGATGAAAAATCGCTTTTTTCATCAGCTTTTAAAACTATAGCAGTTTCGTTATCGATCATAGCTGTGTGCCAATTTACGTAAAGCACTGTGTCTGTTAAAAACTCCTGTACTTTTTTGTATTCCGCTTCGGTTTTTACTATAACGGAAATTCCTTTAGATTTTCTCATAATATTTGGTTTTTATTTTATTTTAACGACATAGCTATTAAAGCCGCTTGCTATATATGTGTCGTGAGTTATACTTAAACGGGTTAACTCATAATTTTCTCCGCCTCCATCATCATCTACCATAATTACCCCGCTTCCGTCTCTTAATATCTGACTTATAAATATAAGTTCGTTTGATTTTTTAGTCATATTTATTTTGTTGGTGTTTGTGGAAGGGGTTGCCAATGGGTTACATTCATATCGCTTATAGGATCTATGCCTGCACCGTAAACCTGAAATAAATTACGTTGTTTTTTATAGTAACAAACATATATGTCGTTAGTATCCTTCATTAAGCCTAAATATTGACCGCTTAGAGGTGGTAAGCTAATCATAACATCAACCCATACGGGCGCAGTTTCCCTCATGTGCCGCAGGTTCTCGTAATCCCATATCAGGCGTTGCATGCGTTCCTGAAACGCTTTCGGGGTGTAGTGTTCATAGATATTCACGTACTTAATTAATTCCGCAATTTCATCTATACTCAACGGAACGACATTAGCGCGTTCCTTTTGGTGTTCGGGGCTGTTGTAGTGTATCATTGCTTAGAATAATAAACGTGTCCTACAAAAATTCCTGATTGATATGTAGCTAAATAACTTATTTTATTATCAGTATGTGTTATTTCGTGCCCAGTACCAAAAGTATAGATATTGAATTTATCCGTAACCGAATTTGAGTTGTGTTCATACCACAAGCAAGGAACGCCGTCCTGCATTTGAATAGTTAAAAACTTAGAATTTACAGGCAATTCAACGACCTGTAAATCTGTTACATCTAATTTCTGCTTAAATATTGTTTTCATAATTTCTATTTTTAAATAATTTTTCAGTAGCACATATCATTAAAAATCCAGTAATAGCCAGCGCGGCACAAGTCCACCAAGCCACCGTTAAATACCGGTGTAATAACGATTCGAAGGCGGCGGAAAACATTAACAGCTGTCAGTTAATTAGGAATAGCGATGGCAGGCAGCGTTTCATATCTCATATAATTTAAATTCCTCCTCATTCCATCGCCTGCTGTATGCCTTACCATTTTCAAACCGCCAAAACCGAGATTCGCGTATTTTAGGTTCGGGTATCATAAGTGTGTAGCATTCGCCTTCCGGTAATTTTGTTATTTGGTGTATAGCGTTAGCTGAAACATAGTGACAAGTGCCAGAGGCGTGAGTTTGAGTGTAAAATTCTCCTTTAGTATTATAAACCTTTTCTTCGTAGCAGCCTTTCAGGATATAGGTTGTAAATCCAAACGGATGATCGTGCGGGTCGCCTGTGTCAGGTTCCTTGAAATGATTAAACGATGCAGCGAAGGGTAATCCCTGTACGTGGAATTTCTCGAATGCAGGGGATAGGGATTCATGGTGGGTAGTTAGGTTCATGATTATTTTTTATTTTTTTAAATCTCTTAATTCTTTATTGGTAATTATTGAATGTTCAGAGTGAGTTAATAACTGGAGGTTTTCAATCCTATTATCTGTTTTTATATTATTTATATGATGAACGTCTTCGTTGATATTTAACTTTCTACCCAAATGCTGTTCCATTATAAACCTGTGTTGGTAATATTTTGTAGGTTCTATATTTACGCCGTCATATACCCTACCTTCTATATGCCCTCCTGTTCCAATGTACCAGGATTCTCTTTTTACTCCCCGAGGAAACTTTAAATTAGGATTTGGTTTTCTATTTTTGTTTTTGTTTATATCCTTCAAAAGCAAAGAACAATCAGTACCACATGTTACGGAGCTTCCTTTAGCTTTAAATTCAGTATTACATATTTTGCATTGCTTATTATTCATTACTACATATTTAAATACATAAACCCGTATAATCGGTAGCGTCTCACTTCTACTTCATATACGGGCTCGTATAATTTTTTGTTGTTACGTATAGTGAGACGGTAACCGACCACAAACATACAATTTATATTTCATTATTTCACAAAAAAAAATACAGACATTTAAAAAATATCTGTATTTCTAAAAACCATCTCCCTAAAAATTTAATTATGAATACAATTAAAGCCTAACCCATCAGACTGAAATTACAGCTACAAACATACAAATAAATTTATTACTTTTACAACCATGATACAGTTTTATTTAGATTTCATCACATCGGGTCACGGCATCAAGGAAATTGAAGAACCACAAGGGACTGACGGCGTGGCGTTCTCTATAAAACAGGATGACGGCAGGAAAGGTAGGGATACCATCAGCACCGAGGGCAGTAAATACCGGATAACCGATAAAATGAATGGCTATTTGGATTTAATCCTTCTGAATATAAAACTTAAAGGACATCAGGCTAAAATACGTGTCAGCATCGATTATGGCGATGGTATACAGATTTTAGGCTTAATGAATATTCAGGACGTTGATACTGACGGTAAAACGTTTATTGAGTTTTCAATAATACAGGATTCCTCGGAATCTAAAATTAAAGAAACGATTGAAGTGCCGGTGGATTTATTTTCTGCGACGGATTTAAAGGGTAATCCGATAATTCCATGCAGTAAATATAAATTATTCATGCCGGCGAAACCATACGTTAGGGTATCCGAGTGGAATAATCAACCGAAACTAATACAGGCACAAGGCTCTGCGAGTTTCCCATCATTTTTCAATCCCATAAGTAATTTAGTTCAATATTCAGTACGGGAATCGCTTACATGGTTACAAGAATATTCATATAGCGTTACAGGTAACTCAAATACCTACAGCACGCCACCACAAAACTTTAAAGTAATACGTGCTGCCAGTAATCTTAAAGGCGGTAAAGCTATCCTGAAATTAAAACTAAAAACAGTCCGAAACCCGAACGGTGTAGGCGGTACTTTAGGGGTGCGCGGCAGGTTTGGAAAAGGCAGGGACGGCGACAGCGTACAGGATTTCGCTAATAACTTAGCATACAGTAACCCTAACGTGCGCGAGTTCTACACCACCCCTGTTTTAACGGCTTCTAATCCATCGTATGAAGTGGATGCAACGTTAACTATAGATTTACCGGATTTAGACCGTGGCGAAGTTTTATATTTCACGTTTATACATTTAGGTGCGGATAATAACTCGATAATCGCCTCTGACAATACTTTCGGAGAATGCGACCTGCAAATTATATATACAGAAAACGCCTATAATATCGTAACCGATGCCGTGCGTTATATTGATGCGATTAAATACGTGGCATTATCTACTGCCGGGATGCAGGTAAATGCGCCTCGCTTTGAATATGGCGGCGAATTTTACGACCAGTTTATCACGAATGCGCAATTAATGCGGGGATTAAACCGACCGTTTTATTTGTCGTTTAAAGATATTTTAGATAAACAATTACGCCCTGAATTAAATGGGGATTTTCAGGTTATAGAAAGCGGTCAGATATTTATCGGGTTACGTCCTGATTTTTACCGCGAGGTTAATATCGGTACGTTTTTAGTCAGGCAGTACGACACGTTCAGGAATTTAATTATAAATGATAGGTACGCCTGTAACAAATTAAATATAGCGTTCACTAATTATGCCTCACAGAAGGAATCAGTTGCCGGTAATACGCTGGATATTGTTCACGGCGAATCTGAAAATTATATCCCTAACGACATCGTATCGAATACCAGAGAAATAACAATAGGAATAATTAGAGATCCGTTTCTGATACAGGATATGCTCGATAAAATTGCTGATTCCCTTAAAAATACAGATACCGCGACGCAGGATGATGATAAATTAGTTATGGTAGATGCGGTTAATTTTACACCCGCCCCGATTACAGAAACATCACAGTTAGAACATGACGCGGTATATTTCGTGAGGCTGATTTTAAGGAATGATTTATCATTTAGCTGGGTAAGGCTCGGTTTAGCGGTTGGAAGTGATTTTACGATACTTTCAGGGTTAAATGCAGGAGTATTTACCGTAGAGAGTTTCACGGATCAAACACTAACACTGTACAGGCAGGACAGCAATCAGGTTATTTTAGACGGTCTGGATATATCGACTAAATACCGATACATAACCACAGGTGTAAACCTTAAGATGCGCACTAATGAGGGTTTTACTATTATCAGGAATTTAGCAGAGCCGAATAATTATGGAAATTTAAGATTTACGGTTGCCCGTATATTAAGAGATTATTATAATTCAGAAGCCGCCACGATGCTGCTGAATAATCCACTACCCGTTAAAAACACCAAATATTTGTACAACCGTGATGCGGTTACACAATACAATAATGGCACGGTAATAACCGAGGGAGAATCATGGACACCTACAGGATTAATAGTAACGCAGTTTAAATTTAGCTGTGAGCTACAATTGAATATTAAAGAATATTTCACGCTACAGAACGCAGTTAAAACACAACGAGGGTATATCGAAACATACGACCAGGACGGTTTAATAATTCAGGGTTACCCAACCTCTTTAGAATGGACAGGGTTAATTTTTGGTACAGAAACACCTGAAGAATTTGGAGGTGTAATGAAAGGTGAGTTTGAGGAGCGATATAACCAGTTTCAGGTACAGATAACAGCGGAGGGTGTTAATAAGGTAATAAACGGCGTATCGTACCCGAATGGTTTTACGTACCGCGTTGACGGCTTAGGATACGTGAAATTAATGGATCATAACGGTAAAAAAATATTGCCACCTGTACTATACAACCGTATTAGGGTTAATGATAGTCAGGCGGCAGTAAGCGCGCAGGAAATTAGCGGGTGGTTGAATATGTTTTCGGTGCGTTAATTTAATTACACTCCGTTAATAATGTCTCTCGTGAAAATTGTTTTTGCATATATTTTTCTAAATCCATTTCCGTTACAAACTTAAATTCATATTTTTCGTTTGATGTAAAAGGAAAATAAAAATCTCCATTAAAACCAAACCGGCCCACAGATGCGCTATATGTTAAAACGGGATATTCATAATATGGGTATTCGTCTTGTTTTCTGATACATTCAAAAACAGCAAAGGATTCAGTAAAACTATTACCGCCTTTAATTTTTATAGTATACATTATAGATTCTTCTTTACGGAATTCATTGGGGGCTAAAAGATTTTTTATTATAATGTAATTGTAAATACCATCTGTTAATTCAAACTTTCTATCAAAAGGCAATCTTCGGAAGTCTCTATTTTTCATTTCCTCTTTTTCTTTTTAGGTTGTAAATGTGTCTTTTTATTTCGGTTTTTTCGTGTGCTGTTGTTTTTGAAACCTTGAATTATTGCGTCGGCTGTTTTTGTTACAGAATCAAATAATTTCTGTTCACGTTCAGCTTTTCGAGGGTCGTATTCGTAGTGATACATTTCGATGTTATTTTAGTTTTTTAAGTTCAATATCTACAGAATCCGTATATTTTTTAAGTAATGCTAAATTTAACTTAGCTTGCCTATCGTGTTTTTTATAAGTCCTGTTTAACTTAGTATTTTCTGCCAGAATATCATCCCTTTCATAATTTCCTGACCTTGCTTTAGCTTCAAGTACAGGCTGCTCAAATAAAACTATATCTTGGCATTTATCAAAATGGTACTGAACTACCGATTTTATGCTATCTGCTTCGTGCTTATATAAATCCAATTTAAAAGTATTCGCTACAGGCGGCTCATAAGCTAATTTTACAGATAGTTTTTCTATTTTAGAATCTTTGCACGAATACATCGCGGCTAAGGCAATTAATAATAGGTATTTCATAATTTTAATTTTTAATAATTAACATTTACAATCTCCAAATTCTACATCATAGGAATTTAATCCAGTTTCGTGTATATCTCCTTTTGACGTAGCTTTTTCTATATTTTTATGCCACTTTTTATCTTTTTCAGGATTTGCGTTTGCTGCGTATACTGCTTTACAAGTTCCGCACGCTAAGGTTTCTGTTTTTCCCATTTTATTCTAAATTTATTATTTTTTCGTAGTTAGGATTTTCCCCGTAATCTGTAAATAAATTACTTAAAGGTAGTGCGTAATTTGGGTCGGGGTGGGTTTGGGTTATTTCAATAGTTATCATAGCTATATTTTTTTATTATGTTCGGCTATTTCATTATGGAGTTTTAAAGGCATGTTGCTCATTATAGAAACCCTTATTTGAGAATTAGGATTATCTTTCATTAACTGTCTAATCTTATTAGGCGTTATGTTTTCAATTCTGCCTTGAATGTTTATCTGATACTTAGCCATAACTTTAAGATTTATAATTTTTAATGAAATCCGCTACAGCAGCATAGGCGGCTTGTATTTTTGTTTCCGATTTTGAATCACATAATGCGGGCGAATTAAAACCATCATCAAGATATATCTGCGCGCGATGCCTGCATATCTGAAACTTATAACCCAAAGATTCTATTTTCTCTATTACAGGCATTAACCAATCCCATGATTTATGATACTTTGCTTTGTAAAACTGAACGTTTCCGCTCTCGGTCATAAAGGCGCCGAAATGTTCTGAGAATTTAAAACCGATAAACTCCGCAATAATTTTATTATTTTCTATTGTATTCATTTCTTAAGTTTATTTAAATACCTGTTAAACAATACTGATATGTGCGCCGCCCTCGATACCGGTAAGCGGAATGTTTGTGGTTTGGTAGGCTCGCCGAAGCCTTCTTTACGTCCGGCGTTTTTTGGGTTTTTTTTCATTTATTTAGTTTTTATATTTATCTGATAGCGTGAATCCCTTTAGTTTTCCGTAAGCCTGATTAAGCAAGTACCATTGCTGGGTATCTATAAATTTAATATGCATAGTGCCTTTTTTGAAAAATTTAATTTCAAAGAAACCCCATTCATACCATGTGTTAGGTGTTAATTCAAATTTTTTATTGTAATCCTTTCCATAATTGAAACGATACAAAGTACCTATATCATCATAATTAACACCTGTAATATTACACATTACTTTTGTTAAGTCATCTATGTGTTTGCTATTTCGGCTATCATATTTAATCTCAAAACCCATGTAGCCTCCTATTACGTTTTCAACAATAAACTTTTTATTAAGCATGTAACCTGAATTAGTCTTCCAACCTTCAATACCGAATCTATTTTCATGCGTATGTTTAGTGAAATTATCAACAGCTTCTTCTAATGCGCGTTTAAATGTTTCTTCTCTGGTTCCGACAATTATATCAAACATCCTGTAAATGTTTTTCATTGTAAATGGCACATTGTTTTGAGTTTCAACGAATTTGTTTATATCTTTCATTACGCCTGATGTAACGTATTTTTCGAGCTTCATTTTACTAAATATATAAGCCCATGATTTACGCTGTATAAGTTTTGAAAATTGCTCCTTAGTAGTGATATTATCATTATGTCCAACATTTATATCAATACCCCTCATTCCAATAGCGTCTAATGTATAATTAAGCGCGTCAACCTGATCTTTTAGTTTATCAAATATTTTCATAGCTCCAACATGCCTATTAACAAGAGCTTGAACCTCGTTATACTGCATAACTCCCGGGGTATCATCTGATTCACTTTGTTCTTCATCCATAAAAAACCCGCTAAAATCAAATTCACTACTTATTACAGGTTTATATAGTTTTACGCATGCTATTTCTACTCCTGTTGATCTTTCTGCAGTCGAAAAACAATCCCCTAAGTTTACTACCGTTCCATAATTAGTTATAATACTATTTATTTCTCTATATAAATAATCTTTATTAACTGTTTCATGATTACATAGGGCAATAATTTCGCAGCCTTCAGGAGCTATTTTCCACGCATGGCAAATATGCTTATCGGCATTTGAGAACGGAGGGTTCATGACGATTAATTGAACATGGCTAATATCCTCTGCTTTTGAATTTAGGAAATTATCCCCCAATATCTGACACTTGCTGGTAATTATTTTTTGTAGATCCGCGTTAATTTCATAAGCAAAAACATCTTTAGCGCCCTGAATGCGGCAGAAATCTATAATATCGCCTTTCCCAGCGCTTGGCTCTAAAACTATTTTATTTTCAGCATCAATATCCATCATCTGGAGCACATTAATCGGAGTGGGGTAAAATTCTTTGTGAAACATAATTAAATATTTTTCACAAATATACACCTTTATCTTAATTACGTACACATAATTTAATTTATTTTTTACATATCTTTTTATTCGGTATATTTACACCCAATATGCAGCAACCCACATTCATATCGTTATACAACACTCTTAACGAGGCTATGTACTACCGTAACAGCCCGTTTATGGATATATACTGTTTTGAGGGTGTGCAGCTATTACCTACAACGATATACAGGTATATTCAGCGCACTTACGCTCCCGATGGCATAGAACTGGAAATTAACGATGCTGTTTTACGCGATATATGCGGAAACGCCCTTGCATTTATACCTGTAGAGTGTTTCGAGATAATACAGACGTTTAACGACTACCTTACAGGTTTACCACAAGTAGATTGGTCATTCTTACCGACTACGGATTTAGATTTTGGGTTACAGCCTGTATATATTGAATTTCGACAGGCTGCAGGCTCTATATTCAGTACTCCATTTTATTTAACGCAGGATAACGCCGAATATACCGCCAGGGTAGATTATTGCAACGACCTCGAAGATACCATGCTGTCCACACAGTTATTTATATGGTTCAGGCAGAAAAAATCAGACCTTACATTAGTTAATTACAAACAAATCGGCAGTGGTAAAGAAACCAACCGAGTTAGCCAAATCAGTAAATATGAACGCTGGCAAACAGGGGTTATCGATATTGAGGTTTTCGAGCGTTTTAAAGAAATATTTCGCAACCAATACGTATATGTAGATTTACAGGCAACCGACCTTAAAGAAGCGCCTGAAACACCCGATACCGAGGGGCGCGAGAACTTTATAGAATCAGAAATTTTATTACTTCGTGATCCGTTTGATGTATACGATCCTAATTATGTGCCGCCGATACCACCTGATCCGCCTTTACCGGTATACGAGATAATTTTATCGAGTGTAGAATCTTTAAATCAGAATGTAGTTCAGTATGCCCACGAGCAGGTAGGATTTAATCCTGATATACTTCAATTTCAATGGAGTATCGATGGCGTGACGTGGAGTGATACAATGAGTGTTAGTAACACGTCTTTTCCTGAAAATATAGTAGGAGTTCCTGATCACATAAATGCAGGATTTTACTATAGTGTTTACGACCCTGTGACAGGTACGCGTTCAAACGTGTTACAGTTAGAACCGTTTGTTATCAATTTAACACAGTTACAAACTCAGGATGCTAAATTCAATGGTTCGCCTGTAAATATTACTGTTTATTTCAACGCTAATTTCACGCCTGCTCCGGGGACTGGATTTAATATTCAGTATTTCGACAGCGGTACAGGTTCTTGGCAAAACAGATATTTTGGAGCCGCAACATCGCCGCAGGTTATACAGACCTATGCAACAAGCGGGGATAATAATGTTTTCCAGGTTCGCGTGGTATACGATCCTTATGGGTTGGTATCAAATACGCTTTCATTAACAGTACCCTTAACTTAATATTATGCAGGTAGACAGATTAATAATTACCCGTAAATCAGCTAATCATTGGGTGTATGTATTGAATGATGAACCGGGAACACGGGATGCTAACGCATACACAGGAAATCGTAATGGTAATTTCATTACTATAAATACTATTACCGGCGCAATAATATTACCGAGCGTATATTATGGAAACATATCGTATTATGACCAAACAGATCCAGGCAACAACATGGTTAATCCTGTAAGTGCCGAGATATTACAGGGTTATTTAATAGCGCAGGGGTTTTTTAAAGATACAGTTTCGGGTGGTAGCGGAAGTGGTTCAGGCGGGGTAGATGAATTTAAGGAACTTATCGACGTTCAGATACCATCGTTTACAGGCAGAACAGGACAGTTATTATATATCGACGGGTTATATATTAAATCGATGGCTAACCCAGCATTAAATATAAAAATTGAAGATTTAGTAAACTGGAGAGGGGGTGTGTTACTGCCTAACCAGTATATTTTAAGCAGTAGCCAAATAAACCCTGATGGCAGTAGCATCGGTTTAGTGCAATCCAGTATAAATAATATTATAAACCGACCACCTGCATTTAACGAAATACGAATAGACTACAAGGGTTATAACTGGACAGTAGGAAATCCACCTACAGGTAATTTAGAAGAATATTCGATGCAACCAGGGGATTTAATATCGAAATGGTTTATACTACCATATTCGGTAGGCAATCCTGAATACCCTTACGGCAGGATAGCATTTATGTTAAGTGGTAGATGGAATGGTGGCGACGTTAATTCACTTGATAGTTTCGCTGACGGGCATATCATATTATACCAACCATTCACTACGGATCCTGATTATATAACTTAAAATTAAAAATATGAAATTTAAAATATTAATAATAATGCTGTTTATCAGTTTAGGATTACAGGCGCAAGACCTTACCGGTATTGTGCGCATGACGCGTGTTATGTTGCAGGCATCCGATACAACAGCATACATTCCGATAGTAAAACAACGTGTAGGCGGCAGAATCGTTGAAGCCGATTGGTCGATGTTCGGCGGCAGCGGGGGTGGCGGCGGCTCATGCTCATTTACTCCAGAGCAATGCGAGGCTTTAGCAGCTTTAATTTACCGAAACTCTACATCAAGTATATCGGTTTTACCTACAGCGGGCGAACGCGGAGTATCAACAGCTATAACACTAACCTATAATATAACCAGTAATCAGGACGTTTATACAGCAGCCTCAATTAATCAAGGCATAGGATCTGTTTTGTCTAATGTAAATGCCGGTAATGTAACTATTTCGGGTGGTAATAAATCGAATACTACAGCGTATACGTTGTCTATGACGTACACCCGAAACGGTGTGAGTACTAACGAAAGTAAAACCGCTACCTATACAACCTATGTACCGCAATGGATAGGAGTAAGCACAGCGACTGATTTTACTACATACGCAGGTATAGCATCGGCAGGATTAGATAAATTTGTACAGGCATCGCCTTCACTTCAAAAAATAGTAAATCCATCAGCGCAATACGTTTACTTAATTAGTAATAATCCTGCGACACGTGTTTATGACGGAAATAATTTCCTGCAAACATCAGGTACTTTTGGTGACGGTGTAAGTGAGTTTTACACACGTAGTTTTAATTTAACGCTTTCGGATGGCACGACAACCGGGACGGTTTATTTATACCGAAGCCGTAACTTAAAAACCTTAACTAACATAACCTATAAACTCGCAATACCTAACTAATATGAAAAAATATTTTTATTTAATACTACTATTAACTGGTTTATGTTTTGGGCAGCAGCAAACAGGCGGCGTTAATATACCTACTGGTTTTCATTTACAGGATAACCAGCATTTAGATGATAGAGAAAATACAGTAGCTACAGTTGCTGATTTACAAAACATACATAATAAGGTGGATGGCTTGACGTGTAAAGTTACCGCAACACCAGGTAAATTATACCTGTATGATGAACCTACAAATACATGGTCAATAGTAGGCGGTACAGATATAAATCACACGGGATTATTTGTTAACTATACAGCTCCATTTGATGTTACTGTAGGCGCTATACACACCTTTGTAAACCAAAACAATAGGATTCCATCAGGTTCATTTACGGTTACAGAAACTACTAAACCTGTATATATAATAGTTACAGAGAATTTAGCTAATGGGAGTAGTAAAAAATACACCTACGCGTTTATAGGCGGTACCGGCACATGGGGTAATAGTTCAGGTTTTAGCCCTACAGGAACAGCAACAACAGCCCCAATGTTCACTTTAATTGGTGCGCCTAATTCACTGACAAATACAGATATATCAAACGACCCTAACACACAGACTATATCCTTAGGTAATCTGCCAACGGGGGATTATGTAGCGGCAGCAAATAGCGTAATCAGGGATTTATCTAATGATAATTTAGTTTACTATTTCAGTTATACACAAGATAGTGTTTTATATTTAGTGCAGTTTATTGGTACAAATGGGATTTACGGAGGTTCTGGAACGCAGTTGGTATCAGGGGATTTTGCAGCCAGTACTAATAGCGGCGTTACGCCTGCTCAAAATCTGGAAAGTGTTTTAGGAAATGGTAATCATACAGGTAATGATAACGACATCATATTTGATAACGAAAGAGCCGCTATATTTAAAGGTGGTAATTCAGGCGATGAAGCAATCTTTAGTTTTAATGATGAATTAAATCTAACTATAACAGACCCTACATTTAAGGTTAATAATAAATATAGCCCTCTTACTGTATTAGGAGTTGAAGCAGACGTGAATGGGAATATAGACCCCATAGAGGCTTTAAGCGATCAGTTTATACCACTTACAGGCACTACAGAGGGTAATCCTGTTACTGGGGATATAGAATTTATAAATGATGGTGACGCTCACGGACTTGTACTTAAGGTAAATGACGAGGATAACAATAAAAGCTATGTATCCGTAGATTCCACAGGGGCTTTTTTGTATGGCGAAAACAACAATGGATCGTCTACTATAAATGTTAGTGCAAGTGAAATAGTGGTAGCCTCTACTTATCCGCAATCAAGAGGTATAAAAAGCCCTGTTGAATTCAATAACGATAGTGCCGATAGAACGCAATTTACCCAAACAGGGTTCGTTTTAGATAAAATCACAGGACACACAGATATACCAGATGATTTTTATATAGCATGCACATATCAATCAGACCCTACAATAAGAGGTCGTTACTTAACTTATAAAACAGACACTTATAGAACATTTGATTTATCTCCTTATATACCTGATTTTGTTGATGGTAAGATATTCTCTACTAACGGTATTGAAATAGTTGATAAAAACACAATAATATTATCAGGGCAGCTAACAGGTACAACAGGAAATTTATTTATTTTAACATTGAAAGGAGGCTACATAAATGATAATGTATTCACTATAGATAGCTCTGAATTTAAAGAATTGCCAGATATATTACGAGATAATAACAATGAGCCAAGCAAAATACAATTAGCAGGATACACAAGAGGATTTTATTATTTTGTATGTAGAGCAACACAACAAACGCCATCTGTACCAACTCAAATAATAAAAATAAATCCTTTTAACCTTTCTCAAATAAAAACCACAAGCCTGCCTACGACATCAGATTTTATAGGTAGCGTTCAAAATGCACAAGTTCATGATGGAAACATTTATTTTTTATCCACAAGCAACACTGTAGCAGCTAAATTTTTAAGGATTGGTGAAAACTTAGATGATCCTGAAGTTCTATTTACAGCTAATAATCCAGGAGCAAATGAAAGGGTTTTTAGAAACTTCCCGTTTGTAGTTTATAATGGTAAAGTTTTTGTCCCTACTATTCAAAACACTACTGCAGGAACAAGTAAAATAGGTTTATCGTCCTATGATTTAGCCAAAAAAACATTTTTAAATTCAGTACCTACGCAAACAATAAACTCTAATATCGTAGGCTCTCCAAATTATCCTTATCCACATTGGATGACATGTTTTGGAGGCAAAATTTATATACACACGGCAGCTAATAATGCAAATCAAAGCAGGAGTTTAATAAGGTTTGACCCTAACACTTTACTTGTAGAGGCAAGTACGCCTGTGCCGTTTAGGATTACAGACGACAATACTATTACTAACGATGGTTTTATTTATTTAAACCCCGAAGCAGAAACAACAGCTTCACTGCTTAAAATAAAGGCTGATTTTGCAAACAATGAAACGTTTACCTATGTTAACGAGGGTGCCGCAACTACAGGGTATTACTCACTTGGGAGTCCCTCTAATTTAGTTTATGCAGAAAATTTTAAAACTAAATTATCTGAATTTAATGATGATTACCCTTTAAAAACCATAAACGGGCAATCGATTAAAGGCACAGGGGATATAATTATTTCAGGTGGCGGCGGTGGAGGCGCTACAAATTACCCCAAAATATTAGTATTAGATACGGCACCCGCTACTTATACAGGCACATCTACACAAACTATACTTAAAGTACACACGATACCTGCAAATACATTAAGTGCAGGAGTCTTATCCGTAAAATTTATATTTAGCAATACAGGAGTAGCCGGAACTAAAGCCGTAATGTGCTATATAGGTAATACAAACACGTTACCATCTACTCAGTATGGAAGAATAACACCAAGTGCAACGGGTAGGTTTCATGAAATAACCAGAGATTTGATTATAAACGCATCAGGAGTTATTACAGCCTCAAACGCCGCCGCAAGTGCGCCAACTGATGAAGCAATAAACGGAAGTGCTAAAACGACTATTTCAGGTTTAAATTTTACACAACCAATATATATATTCTCAACCGTAACATTAGCAAACCCAGCGGACGATATGACACAGGAATCAGCAGAAATAATTTTTAAACCACAACAATAATGAAAAAAATCACTTTACTTTTATTTTTAATTACAACCTCCATGCAGGCGCAAAGCTTCTTAACTTATGACTGTAGCACCTTTGATTTTATAGGGTATTCGTACACCTCGCCTACTTCTGGGTGTTACACTACAGTACCTTTCGATCTTTTAAGATGTTTCCCTAAATTTAACACCACAACACAGAAGTGGTATGAATCAGGAAATACAGCGCAGCTTGAGGAATGCTATACGTTCAATGATTTTCAAACTATAGAAATTGGACAGCAGTCTTTTGTAAATCCTCATTTTACAGTTTTAAAAACAGACACACAACTCAATTACTATTACGGAGATGTAGTGCCACCGTTTCAATTGTTTTGTCCTAATACGCCATACCCTAACTTTACCGGCGCATCAGTAACGTATATAAAAATAACCCCAACAAAATGGAGGCGTTCATTTTCAACCGATAATCAACCATAATTATGAAAAAGATAGTAGGAGTTGCAGCGTTATTTGGCTGCTTAGGATTTTTAATTATTTTTATGTTTTCAGCAGGAAACAAACCTTTTGAGATATTTAATATTGCGCCAAATGATAATGTAGTTGTTTATAACGCGAATAGTATGCAGTATTCGGGTTACGCTCTGGATGCATTAGCTAAAGTTAGTGATGTGCCGGTAAATAATAATCAGCTAACGAATGGGGCGGGGTACATAACAACTGTGCCAGCGCAGACATTTGGTAGTCTATTGAGTAAACCTACTACTATTTCAGGATATGGAATAACTGATAGCTACACCGATACCCGCGCCCGTAATTCGATAAACTTAACAACTACAGGTACATCGGGATTTGCCGCGTATAACGCTACTACAGGTGTTTTAAATGTGCCTAATTATACGTTTACACCTTTATCCCCAACATATAGTAATACGCCCGCAAGAACACTAAATGCTACAGGGGCTATATTATCGACAACAAAGCCTACATGGGTATCTTATAGTATAACGCATACGGTAACATTAACATTGGTTGTACTAAACGGCACAAGTAATGTTTATTTAGAAATAAGCCCTAATAACACAACCTGGACTACAATTAGCCAAGCAGGATTTAGTGATGGTGTAGCTGTTGCTGTAGCTATTACTAAAAGCCAAACAAATAATATACAAGGATATATTCCGGCTAACTATTATTATCGTATAAGGAGTGTTGTAACAGGTGGCGGAAGTGCTACATTTGCAAATGGACAAGAAGTAACTATAAATTAAATATTATGAGTACAATTAAAAAAGAAGGGTTTTTTGATAATTTTTGGAAAAAACGTTATTACAAGAATATGTTTACGGGTGGGGCTTTAGCGTGTTTACCGTTGATTATTTTTCTTCTAATTTGCGCTGCATGGCCTAAATCTGAACCTTTTGTCGGTAATTACTGGATTGCTTATGTCATAGGTAGTTTTATAGGGTTAGCCGCTTCATTTTGGATTCAGTCTTACTGGAACGAATACCAAAGAGTTAAGTATCGTGAGATGCCAGACGATAAAGAAGTATGGTACAGTTTATTCGGTGGAGTAGTAGCTCTTGTAATAGCAGCCGTATTATTACTTCTTAAAAAAGAAAATAATACGCTGTATGCTAAAATAATCGAGATAGCTATATTAGCTGGAGTATCTTTTGGTTTGGGTTTTCTTGTACATTTAGGTAAATTAGTATTCAAAAAGAAATAGCATGCAATTAAATAAACACTAACCAACTCTTAACGGGTTGGTTTTTTGTTATCTTTGTTTAATTAAAATTAATACTTATGAAATGGCTACAGGACAACATTAAGCCGCTTTTAGCGATAGTTATAGTACTACTTGGGTTTACGTACTACTTTGTAAATCAATTCAGTCACACAAAGCCTAACGATCAGGTATTGATTGCTATTGTAGGTTTAACCGGTAACGTTGTGGGTTATTACTTTGGTGCATCTACAGGCACAAGTAAGAAAGATGAAACTATTTCTGATTTGGCTAAAAAGCAATGAAAAACTTTAAACGTTTCTGTTATATTTGCATCGCGGCATTCGTAGTGATTATTTGGTCAGGTGGATGCCATTTTATAAGTGAAAACGAAGAAACTAAAAACTATGTACGAAAAACTGATAGCGTTAAGCACCCAGAACGTTATAACTAACATTACAGACTACCTTGAGTTGAATAGAAAATTTGCGTATGCATTTATGATATTTGCACCTGTATTTACTGCAACAATATTTTTAATTTTATACTATATTATTTATGCCTAACGATGTTTTAAAAATCAGTAAAAAATCAGCTTACAAATTAGCTAAAGACGGCTTAGAAGTAGCATTCTTTCTTGATGAGCAGACTACACCAATTTATCTAACTTACACAGATGTTAATGCTCCTTATACTACACAGCCTTTTGTGTTGCAAGATGCTGATATAGCTAAAACAGGATTAGTAACCTATATAGGTGCCGATGGTAGTTACCCGGTGCGTAAAGACAGGAAAATGTTTCCTCGTTATTAAATGCAGGATAAAATAAAATATTTAGGGGGTGTGCTTGGTAAATATACTAAGTACGCCCCTTTAGTATTAATGGAGTTTCATGTTTTAGGAATAGCCGCAACCGCCCGTTATGTTTTTGGTTATCCTGAACCTGAATGGTTAACAGTCGTTGATTTATTGAGTGCGCAAATATCTAAAGTTGGATTTATAACATTACTGGTTTTGTTGACCACGTGTAAAGACTGGAATTTTTATCAATGGCTATCATTTTACTGCATAACAGCTTTACTGGTTCTGAACTCTGTTTATAAAATATCCAATTGGGATGTAGACATTTATTTTGTAGGCTTATCTGTAATTGTAGATTTGCTATTTACAATACTGTCTTTATACCAACTTACCAAACAGTATAACAATAAATAAAGTGTTTTTGCGTATTTTTGAACTATGCAAAAGACTTTTATAGAATTATTCAGGGAAATAATGAAACTGCCTGCCGCCAAACGTGCGGGTGCATTCATGGTTGCTTTGCCTTTCGCTATCATTATTTTTTACGAATCAAGAGATAATTACGCCCGTAACCGTGTTAAGGAATTGGAATTAGCGTTAAATATATCTGAAATAAAACGAGAAAAAGAACGTAATCAGTACATTAGCAGCGTAAAACAATGCGACAGAGAGAAATCAGCCATAGTAGAAAAACTGAATGGCTTATTAAACGAGTATAAAGAGGAACAGCGCCAAAGAGACGAACAGCGGGCAGCAGAAATGCAATCGGAATTAAACCAGTTACGCAGAGGTGTTAAACAAACAGATATTATTTTGCAGAAAACAATACAAATACAAAAAAATTAAGACATGAAACATTTATTATTTTTAGGGTTATTCATGTTTTTTGGAAGCTCAACAGTTAAGCAGGATAAGCCGGTAACGGATAGTATCAACGAAACACCTGTAAGGCGTGATATTCCGATAGATACATCTATATTCGTGCTGCCCGAAACGATGCCGTCTGATAAAGTTCTGCAGCAGCTTAAAGAAACTAACGTTATTGTTGATAAGGCTAAATTAAAAGCTATACAGGCAATGAAAAATGCTGAAAAATATAGGGTACAACGCCAAACCTATGAAGCTTTTAAAACGCTTGAAAATTTGTCTGGTAAAACTGATTAATATTTTTATTATATTTGTTGTATTAAAAATGAAATGAGATAATCTTTATCTTAAATTTATTTAGCTCCCCGGCAAAATAATTAAACCCCGATCGTACCGGGGTTTTTTATTATCTTTACTTAAAATACAACCCATGAACTACATCTTAGAATTTCAGGAAAAATATAAAATACCGCTTACCGGTACGCTCGACAGGAAAACATTGCTTAAAATGAAATCGGTTTGGGGTATCAGTAATAATCAACTTACCCATGTACTGGCGAACGTAGATAATGAAACTGGAAATTTTACTGTAGCGCATGAGAATTTAAATTACAGTTCTGCAGGTTTAGCTAAAACATGGCCATCAAGATATTCATCAGGAGGAAAACCTAACGCTCTGGCTAAAAAAATATCGGGTAAGCCTGAATTAATAGCAAATTACACTTATGCTAACCGGTACGGAAATGGAACACCTGAAAGCGGAGATGGCTGGCGTTTTAGGGGGCGTGGCGGTATCCAATTAACCTTTAAGGATAACTATAAGGCTTTCTCTAAATTCGTTCAGGATGCAGCTATAATGACTAACCCTGATTTAGTGGCTACAAAGTATTTTTGGGAATCTGCTATATTTTTCTTTACACACGCTAAATTGTGGGGGCAAATGTTATATAGCGATCCTGCCAGTATAAAATCAGTTAGAAAGGTTCTGAATGGCGGGTACATAGGGCTTTCAGAAGTGCAGGAAAAATTTAAATATTATAGTAAATTGTTGAGTGAGTTATAAATATTAATTCCACACGGAATTAGTTTCGAAGCCCGGCACATTGAATTGTTGTCGGGTTTTGCGTTTTTAAAAGACGTCGGATTCTACAGGTTATAAAAAACCCTCACGAATATAAAAAACGTAAGGGTAAAAAATAAAAATTATGATGTGGTAAATATATTAATAAACATGCATACCACCAACTAAATCAACTTCGTTATCAAATTCAATTTCTTTTTCTTTCAGGAATTTATATAATAAATCTATTTTATGATTAAGCCCTGAATATCCGTTTTCAAAAGGATTTTTTATAACAACATAAATATCGTTTTCTTCTCCGGTATAACTACCCTCGCCTACTTCAAAATATTCATAACTTGAATCTTGCAGCAAGTCATCAAGATAAGTTAAGAAATCATCTTCGTACTCGTGCCCTTCTTCGAATTCTTTTCTTTTTATAAGAACTCCTATTCCGTAATTAGATTGGTGGTCTACTCCCATAATAAAAATTAGCGATTAACCTGCGTATCGCGAGATTTTATGTATTTTAAAATTCCTCGTCCGATGGTAACGGAGGTACAGCTGGTATTATCGGTTCTGGTGCAGGCGGAATTTCAACTTCAGTTAATAGCTCTGACGATACGATTTCAGGCTGTATAACTTCATAATCATGAGTTTCTTTTACAGGCTGCTTAACGAGTTTATTTATATCGTCGATAACGGTATTCGATATTTCGTCGGTATAACCTATGTCGGTTATTTCGTCGGCGGTTTGCATACCCATCGTTATATCCGGGCAATAGATACGGCTGAAAAATGTTGCGGCACGGTAACGTATCATTAGTTCCGGCATGGTTTTCCATTTAGATCCGTTTTTGGTAGTCCACCCCTCCGATACAGCCATTTTCATAGTTACCTCTGGCCCCGATATTTTAACACCATCTTTTTTATAAGTGAATGCGCTGCATGTAAGTGTATCGCCTGCGCCTGTAATATCGAAATCTAAAGGCTCGGCATAACGTTTCGATGCGTTTATAAGCGCAATAATAAATTTAGCATCAAGCCCTGGTTTACCATGTATAATACTGGTGTTTTGCATAACCATTAAAACCGACTGATTTAAACGGTGCGCCATTTCCATAGCCACAAGCACGTTAGGCAGGTTGTTTTTATAATCGTTAGGTATCATACTTGATTGCGCAAGAGGGGCAGCCATGCGTTGCGCCTGCTCGAACGCGTGTGCATCGTTGAAAACGGATAAGCCGCTGTTTTGGGTTGTAATATCTGTACTCATTGTTTCTTATATTTTTAGATTAAAAAGGCAGCCCATCGTTATCGTCTACAGCAGCAACTGGAACGCCAGTCTCCCACACCCCTTTACCCTGAGCAACCAAAACATCATACGTCCACCCTGGCGTTGCCAAATACCTATCTAACGGTATTGTTGCATCGGTATGTTTATATGTTTTCGGTGGTGCGGCAGCGCGTACTGAAGGGGCAGCGGGTGTAGCAGGCGATTGTGGTGCTGCAGAACCTGCAACGGCATTTATTTTCCAGCCCTGAATGGTGTTAAAATATTTTGTTTCGCCTTGTGGATTTACCCAAGCCCGACCCCGGAGGTTATAAGCGATTTCCACCTGTTGCCCAATGCTATATTTGTCAAGTAAATCGCATTTGTCTTTTACGAATTGTAGCGATATTAATTGTGGGTACTGCTCCTCTGTGCTTACTACGATATCGCGGCTGCTGAAATCGCCTTTAGTAATCATTTCGCCTATGTGTGCGACTCTCCCTGTAATTGTTACGTCTGCCATAATTTTATGCGTTACCCCGCCGGATTTAAATTGTTATTTGATTATTAAATAAGTTAAATAAGTTATACCCCAAGCTAAAAGATAAAAGAAAGTAATGTCAATCAAGCTAAAAAACCCTTCAAGTAAAGAATCAGTGAATTTTTTATCTTCTGATTTTTCAGACTTAGATTTAGGTTTATATTTTATGATACCTATAACTAAACAGAGTCCAAGAATCTGAATAAATGTAAAGTCCTTTAAATAAGGAATTTCAAATAAATCAGAAATATTTACAATAATATACGTGCTTAATAAACTGAGCATAAACCCACATACTATAAGTATGATTGCTAAAAATAATTTTCCTAAATTTTCCATAATAATAACCTTTACCCGTCGGTGTTTTTAAATTTTTACAATTCTGCTAGGTATTCCTTTTTTCTCTGCCAAATCAATCGTGTGTTTTGTACCTCTGCTTTCTCCATCCCAAAACGCAATTAGCATATCTGAATTATCCACTATTTCCTGATTACGAACTAACGGGGCTCTTTTCGAGTACTGGTAATAATCAGGATAAAATATTAATATCGGTAGATTATTATCGTTACAGTACCGTTCAATTAAATTATCCGCACCCGTTTTACAGCCGCCACTAACGAAACATATATCAGGAATGTTTTTAGTGAAATAATCTATCTTAGCAGCGAATAAATTATAATCGTAGAAATTACGAGAACCTATGACGGCTACGCGATTTCCTACGGGGCTAACACCGTAATTTGCTTCGAATAGGTTATTAAATGTTTCGATGTGGTCGCTCATGGTTTGCGATTTTGTTTAGTGCCTTTAGGCTGCCATCTGCCTGCTGTAAAATGATTAGCGTTTTTTTTATACACAACCTCGTATACAGGAATTAAATTAATTTCATTTAATGAAGGGTAATTTTGAACCATTATATTTTCATACGGACCAAAATTAAAATCAGTTTTTATCTTAAATCCTTTCCTCATAATCCTATTTATTAAATACCCATTCAGGTAAACTTATTGTTTTAATTTCTTCACTCACGCCGCCCCACTTGCCCGATCCCATGCATTCCATATATAATTTACTGGCAGCGATATATTCCTCACGACCTAACTGTATGCTTCGGTCGTTTAAAACTGAAACCTGTATATTATAAGGCGGTTTTTCTTCAATGACTACAAAAACCACAGGCATGTGAAATAAATCCATTAGAATAGCTGCTTTACGATGCCTATTGAATAACGCTGCGTCCTTAGCTGTTGTTTCAGTATCTTTGGTACTGGTTAAATTAACGATTAAACCGGTATCTGAAATCCAATGCGGTTTTACAGATATTACAGCTTCACTTTCAGGGTGGCAAAATTCCGTTGTTTCTCCTACGTTCCCTGAATTTAATAATATTTTACAGGTTGCGTGTTCGCAGATAGCTGCGGTCATTGCCAGTATACTATCGTATCTATCTGCGGGTATTAGGAATTGATTATTGGCAGCGCATGTAGCAATCAGTACGTCGTCGTCGTGTTTCTCTAACATTTTGGTTCGATTATACTTCGGTTTTCTAACATACAGCCGTTTAAACTCCGCATAATCTAAAACCGATGCCCGTAATGCATTATCGAAAACCGTAGCTGCTGATGGAACGTATTCATCCCTGTCCTCACGCAGGTAATGATACCAGTATTGCTTAGGGGATTTCAGGATAAGGTCTAAGCCGTGTTTAGTTATCGAATTAGACTGCATGCTGTTTCAGGTAAAAATCCATTTTTTCAAACATATCTCTATATACAGGCAGAAATAATAAAGTTTTGAAATTTGCAGCCTCCTTACGGTAAACCTCAATCATTCGGCTATTTGTCGCAACCGAATATTGAAGATTAGCGATACGGTCACATATTTTTACAAACGTAGCATATTGGCAGTCACGAATACCTTTATAGTATTTTTCGTTAGCGCGTTCTTTCCTTGTTTTTCCTTTTTCGTTAGTCACAGCATAAACTATTTCAGCGACCTGAAAACCTGCGGCTCCTTTAATATCATTATAAGTTTTTCTGCAATCTTCGATTAAATCATGACACCAGCACGCCTGTATAACAATATCTATATCCGAAACCGGTATAAGGTACGAAAACTGTTTAGCGGTGTTAGCCACCATTTCTAAATGCAATTGATACGGTTTACCATCGTATTTGTGGTTGGCATCTTCATGGCAGGATATTGCCCATTCTTTTATTAGGTTTGTCATGATTACAATTCAATTATTTCATTAATATTTTCCCTAACCAAATCCTTGTCCAAACCGGAACGAACTGCTAAAACACATATTGCGTTACTTAAGTTTAATTCGTTTTTGTTTTTAATAGATATTTTAATCATATCAATTAAACCGTTAGATTTAATTATTGCAGATCGCAGCATTGTTTTTTCAAAAGGCAATAAACCTATAACTTTACTGGCATTTTCCCAGCATTCGGATTCGGTTTCTGCTTCAGCGATGGATTTAAAACGCTCAAACTCGTCTGTTATATTATCGTTGCCAGCGTTTATGTGGCACACCTTTAAATTACCTTTAAAACCGATGGTGGCGTGTGGGTAGACTTTTAACACTCTTTCTTTTGGGTTCATAAGTCGCGTTGTTTTAGCATTAAATCGGCATAAGTATAAGCGTTTATAGCCAAGTCGTCTACAAAATCAGCTACAACATCTATACTTAACTCATTTTTAGCAGAAATACCCGTAATCATAGCCTGCATGGCTTTAGCAGCAAAATAATCTCTTAATGTCATTCCGTTAACTACGGTTTCTTTTGAAATAGGGAATGCAGCTTGATTTTTAATGTAATGGTTCATAATTTCATATTTTAGTTCAGCAAACCTACAACTAACATTTTAAATAAAAAAATATTTTCTGAAAATATTTTCAGTATATTTGCAGAGTAAATAAATGGAAGCGTGGCGAAATGGTAAACGCTAAGTACAGTATAAACATAGACCCAAATAAACTGTATTAACCGAATGGCGGTCGATAGGTATTTGCAGGTTCGATTCCTGCTGGTTCCACAATTAACTTTAAAATAATTATTATGCCCGAAATTAAAGAAACATCCGCACAGGAAATTGAACGTCTGTGTTTAGAAAACAGTTTGGACGTTAAACAGGTGCTTAGGCTTGCCGACGTAGAATCCAGAACCTTCCAGAACTGGAAGAAAAAAGATCCTGAATCGATCGAAATTAAAAACAGGATATTAGCTAAAATCAGCGAAATGTCTGCCAGTAAATCTGAAAGTTTATGATTGCTGGTAGATTAAATAAAGGAGACTATATTTTATTCGATGAAAATATAGTACAGGTAGAAGGTGTTTTAAATGACACGGTTTATGTGGTTAACGGTAACAATTTAGATGAACTACCGATACAATTTTGTTCAGGAATACCAATAACCGAAGATATTTTATTGAAGGCTGGGTTTGAGAAAAACGGAAGTTATAAAGAGATAAAACTAAATCAGGTATCAATTACTATTAAATTTTTAGATGGAGAGTATTTTTTAGTGGATGCTTCAGGATGGTATGGTAAGGGTTTTATTTACTTGCATAGTCTACAGAATTTAATATACGCCCTTACTGGCACAGAACTAACTATTAATTTATAACCTCATGGGATTACAGGAAATTTTAAACACACGAAAGCAGCCGTTTCCCGACCCGAGGTACGTGCCGCCTGCTCCTGAAAAAATAATCAGGGATGTCAGGGAAATTGAAGTTATTTATGAATTAGTTACAGGCAAATAATTATGAGCTTAAAACTTCGCCACTATCAACAAACCGGAGTTAACGGAATACGGGAATGCTTCAGGCGTAAAATTAAATCCGTATTATTTGTACTCGCCACAGGCGGCGGTAAAACTGTGGTTTTCACGTACTTAGCACAGCAATCATCCCTTAAAAAAAAACGCGTTCTAATACTCGTACACCGCATAGAATTACTACGTCAAACATCATCCGCACTGCTTAAATTCGATGTAGAGCATGGGATGATAAATCCGCAGTACACTCCAAACTTTAATACCAACGTCCAGGTTGCAAGCGTACAGACAATTATTAAACGCCTTAACTATATGACTTCGGTTAATTGGGAGCCGGATTTAATTATCGTAGACGAAGCGCACCACGGAACAGCGGGAAGCTGGCGTAAAATCATAGACCATTTTTCAAACGCTTTGGTACTTGGCGTAACAGCTACACCTATACGTGCAGATGGTCAGGGATTAGGCAGGCAATGGGGCGGGTTATTCGACGACCTTGTAGAAGGGCCTAGCGTTATGGATTTAATAAACGAGGGTTATTTGGTTAAGCCGAGAATATTTACACCGCCTAACGAATTGGATTTATCTGATATAGGTACTTCAATGGGTGATTATAAAAAAGATGATTTAGCGAAATTAGTTGACAAACCAACTATTACAGGCAGCGCAGTTGAACATTACTCAAATTTATGCGCCGGCACTCCTGCTGTTGTATTCTGCGTAAACGTAGCACACGCTGAACACTCCGCAGAGCAATTCAGGCAGGCAGGATTTAGGTTTTACGCAGTCGATGGCTCAATGGATGATGATAAGCGTAAAACAATATTAGGCGGTTTAGCTGACGGTTCTGTACAAGGTGTTTGCAGCTGTGACCTGATAAGCGAGGGAACAGATATACCTGCAATTGGCTGCGCTATTTTATTACGCCCAACGCAAAGTAAGGGTTTGTACTTGCAACAGGTAGGGAGGGCGCTAAGACCTTGTGACGGCAAGGAATACGCTTTTATATTAGACCATGTCGGAAATACTATCGCTCACGGTTTACCGTATCAAGATCAGGATTGGTCACTTGAAGGCGAACGCAAAAAACGCGGTGCTAAAAAACAGGAAACCGCCGTAAGGGTTACGCAATGCCTTAGTTGCTTCGCGGTACATGAGCCTGCGCCCGTATGTCCTGAATGTGGACACGTTTATCCGATACGCGATACCACACCGAAACAGGTTGAAGGTAAATTGCAGGAAATTACAGAGGTGGACATTATTAAGAAGCACAAACGCCAGGAAGTAGGGCGTGCCAGTACGTTAGAAGAATTGGTTAAGATATCGAAAGAACGAGGTTACGACCCGAAGTGGGCAACGATACAGTATATGTTAAAGGCTAAAAAATTAGAAAAAATAATGCCTAAAATGCCTGTAATTGTTGAGGCGGTACCGGTTGTAGCGCCTGAATTGGAAGCGGAAACTGAACTGGTAAATCACGAGGCAGAACATGAATTTAGTAACGATTTAGAATTTTAGATTATGGGAGTTCCGAAAGTTAAATTATTTACCCTTGAAGAAATATCAAAGAATACAGGCGTAAAATTACCGTGCTTAAACAGCAGATTTAAATCCAGAGGTTTGAAAGGAAAAGTTATAACGATAAGAAACACACGCTATTTCACTAAAGAGCAGGCAGATTTATTATCGGTTAAAAAAATAACCCTTTACAGGGTAATTAAAAAACCTAAAAAACCATATTTCGAGTTTGCCAGTATAACCGTAGAGTCAAATGTTCGTGCCTAAAAAAATATTATTCCAAATTTCACAAAACAAAAAGAATGATGGCGTATATTGCTGCGCTATTTCATGCCGTAATAAACCGTGCGCTAAGAAAGCAGGTCTATGTCATAAACACTATCACAGGCATAGGCGTATTGTAGATCCTGTATACGACAGATACGCGAATTTTAGACAGAAAGCGTTATCACGAAAAAAAGAATTTACAATAACATTAATGGAGTTCAGAAAGTTTTGCGAAGAAACAGGATATATTATTACTAAAGGAATGCGCGGTTACCGGTACACCGTAGATCGAATAAATAATAATTACGGTTACCATATCTGGAATATCCAGTTATTGAGCCTAATTGCAAACATTGAAAAATACCACGAAATAGATAAATTATTAACTGAACCCAATGAGGGGGAAATATTATTTTAAAAACCAAAGAAATTATGACAGCAAAAGAATTAGTATTACAAAAACATCCGAATGCATCTTGTGAAAGTGGAATTAGAGGAAATTGTAAAACTTTTAGAAATGTGTTTTTTGTATCTTATAGAAAGGATAATTACACACAATCAATTGAGCGTTTATCTTGGGCTACAGCAGAAGATAGAGCGTGGTATAAAGCAGCTAAAAAACTAAAATTAATTTAGCCATGAACCAATTAACAGAATTAGCATGGTACTGGCGTTTCCTGATATTCAGCGGCATCATACTATGGATTATAATCCTGATATGGATATACTGGATTATAGAAATAAAAATATCTGATTGGAAGGATAAGCGGAAACGAGATCATGATATTGAGAATTTGAAACGGATAAATAAAAACATCCGGCATGAGTAACATCCTAATAATAGACATAGAAACCACCGACTTCCAAGCCCGTAATGGTAAAATAGTTGAAGTCGGCATCGTAAACCTTAACCTGAATACCGGCGAACGTAAAATTATATTTGATAAAGTTTGCCACGAACGCCCCATAACCCGCGAACACGTTGAAAAATCATGGATCGTAAATAATTCTGATTTAACCGTTCAGGATATACAGCGCAGCCCTCAATTAATACATATACAGGCGGAAATTCAGGATATAATTAATAGCTACCCATTAGGCGCAACGGCGTTTAATAACGCTTTCGATTTCGGGTTTTTAGAATCCAGGGGATTTATATTTCCTAAGAAATTAGCATGCCCGATGAAATTAAGTACTGATTTATGTAGGCTACCTAAAAAAACTGGTTACGGCTGGAAATGGCCATCGGTAGAAGAGGCGCACCGTTATTTTTTCGGCGACGCTGGGTATATTGAAAAACACAGGGGCGCGGATGATGCGTATTTTGAGGCAGAGATAGTTTACGAATTGTATAAAAGAGGAATATTTAAAATTTAAGCATGGAACATAAATCAGAATCAAATATAATGCGCCTAATCCAATTAACCCTATCGAAAGCCGGGGTTAAAATATTCCGCAATAATCAGGCGGTATCATGGGTAGGTGCTTCAAAAAAATTCACCTCGAAACAATCAGTTAATGTACAGGCAGGCGATGTATTAATTCAAAATGCTCGTATACTACATGCTGGCTTATGCGTGGGCAGCAGCGATTTAATAGGCTGGAAAACCATAACAGTAACTCCTGAAATGGTAGGCAATAAAATTGCCGTATTCGTAGGTTGCGAAGTTAAAAACCAGTCAGGGCGCGCCACAAAAGAACAGATTGCATTTATTAACGTATTGAACGAATCAGGAGGACGCGGTTTTATAGCCCGTAACCCTGAAGAGGCATTGAAGGGGGTAGGGTTATGACCATAGCCGAAATAAAATCCACCTACGATATAGCCGAGGTTATAGGTAAACACATACCTCTTAAAAAAGACGGACAGAACATGGTAGGCGTTTGCCCTTTCCATACTGACGACCGCGCCTCGTTAATTGTAAATACAAAACGCCAATGTTATAATTGTTTTTCGTGCGGAGCTAAGGGCGATGTGGTAGGTTTTTTTATGCGCTACAATACCGTAGACGCTAAAGAAGCTATGAACATCATTACGGGCGGTTTAACTACTGCGCCTAAATACATACCACCTGCACCCGTTAAACAGGATATAATAGATACCGTTCCTGACCAGAATTTTCTGCCGAACGTGGCAAATATAGATTTTACGATTAAACAGGTGTTATTAGGTAAACCATCGCGTTACTGGACATACCACAACGCAGCATCCGAAGTTATCGGTTATATATTACGTTTCGATTGCACCACGCCAAAAACTATTTCGCCTTATGTGCATAAAAATACAGGCTGGACTACATTAGGTTTTAATACGCCGCGTCCGTTATATAACTTGCATCTGATACATAAATACCCTGACAGGGATATAATGCTTGTTGAGGGAGAGAAAGCCGCTGACGCAGCCGCTATACTATTCCCTGAATTTATATGTACTACATGGATAGGTGGGGCAGACGGTATCGGAGCAGCAGATTTTACGCCACTTGCAGGACGGAACGTTTACGGTTGGGCGGATAACGATGTTGCAGGCGTGGTGTGTATGTTTGGAGGCTGGCGTAAAAATGAACAGTCAGGAGAGTATAGACGTATCAAAGGAATCGTAGAACGTGTGGAGGCGAATTTTAAACGCATTAATAATCAGCGTGATTTCCCTAATAAATGGGATATTGCTGATGCCGAATGGACTCAAACCGAAGCACGGGTTTATTTCGAAAATAATATATCTGACATCCCGTCTATATCGGAATATCCACCTAATGAATTACCTTTACCATCCGTTACACCAGAACCGCCAGTAATAACCGTGCCTAAATCCCTGCCTAAAACCGAAAAATACACTATGGAAAACACTTATTTTAAATGCCTGGGCTTTGAGAATGTAAACTCCGGCGCACATTACGTTTTCTACGTTTTCCAAAGTAATGTTATCGTCAAACTATCTTCGAGCAGCATATCGGTAAATAATTTATTTCAGTTAGCACCATTGAACCATTGGGAGCATGAATACCCGTCAAAAGGAAAATTAAACATAACTGATATAGCCGACAAATTAATATGGGCGTGTAAAAAAATAGGAATTTTTAATCCTAAAAATATTCGTGGGCGTGGTGCATGGATAGATAATGGCGTACCTGTAATTCATTGTGGCGACCACTTAATTGTTGAGGGCAAAATACAATCCTTAGGAAAATATAAATCGAAATATATTTATGAGGCAGGGGAGGCATTGGATTTTTCCGTAACCGACCCGCTGCCTAAAGAACGCGCAGGATTATTAACCGACACGTTGGAGCGTCTGAATTGGGCGCGCGATGTAAATTCACGATTGCTCGCAGGATGGATAGTTGTTGCGCCATTGTGCGGGGCGTTGGATTGGCGTTCGCATTTGTGGCTCACAGGAGCATCAGGTTCTGGAAAATCACACGTACTCCAGATGTTTATAAAACGTTTTACAGCGGGTATAGGCGTACATGCGCAGGCAGACACTACGGCGGCGGGTATTCGTGGTTATTTAGGGATGGATGCAAGGCCGGTAACGATTGATGAGATTGAAGGCGAAAATAAAGCTGCCCAGGAACGTACGCAGATGGTTATGGAATTGATGCGCGCCAGCTCCACGTCAGAGGGCGGCTTTATTTTAAAAGGCACAGCGAATGGTGGTTATAACCAGTACGACTTACGTTCGATATTCGCGTTCTCGTCGGTAGGGATTAATTTAACCCAGCGTTCCGATATATCCAGAATTACAGTTGTAGAATTGCTCGAAGATAAATCCGAAAACAAGCGTGATAAATGGAAGGAAACCCTGCGTATTTACGCCGAAATATTTACAGATGAATATGTACAGGCGTTTATATCGAGGTCTATAAAAATGCTTCCTGTAATATTAGAAAACAGTAAAATGTTTTCTACAGCCGCCGCAGCCGAATTAGACAGCCAGCGTGCCGGCGACCAGATAGGTATTTTATTAGCCGGGGCATATAGTTTAAAAAACGACGGTTCAATAACCTATGAAAAAGCCTGTGAGTTTATCCGACAAAAAGACTGGTCAGGCGAAAAATTACAAGATAACACTAAAGATGAAATTAAGGTAGTTAATAAATTGATGGAGGCTGATATTATCGCAGAAGTTAGCGGAACACGATTTACGCGCACCGTAGGCGAATTAATTGGTGTGGCTATAGATAATTCCGATAATGATTTTATAGGCAAGGAAACAGCATTAAAGACATTGCTTCGCGCCGGTATTTATATAGATGGAAAATACATATTATTCAGCGACACATCGAAATTCATATCTAAAGTTTTCGTTAATACACAGCACGAAAATAACTATGGAGCGTTTTTAATGCGATTAGAAGGCGCAATTAAAGTCGAAGGTGTAGTATTCGGTTCTCGCACTAAATCACGAGCCACAAAGGTTAATAGTGAGGTTATATTCGGGGCTGCACCTGTAGTGGAGGGTAAGCCATTTGAAATCATACGCAACGATGGAGAGCAGGCAGAAATTAAATTTAAATAATTTTGTGAAAAATGTTTGTGGATTCAAAAATAGGTGTATATTTGTATGTATAAAACAATAGGAATTATGAAAGCAAAAGATGTAGTATTAGAAACATACCCTGATGCAGTTTGTGAAAAGGTGAGATCTCAAGGTACATTAAATTGGTTATATATCGTTTATGATAAACATTGGTGCGCGAGTAGAAAAAGAATATCTGTAGGAAAAACAGAATCTAATGCATGGGCTATTGCTAAACAGGAAATAGAATTAAACTAACACAGGAGGTTAACACTCCTAATAATTAAATAACCCATGACACTAAAAACCTTCATCGAAACCCAAACAACCCCAGTTGAAACAATAACCCGTAAAAAATACCGATTTCAGGATCGGTTTTATACGGAGGGGCAGATTACGGAATTATATAACACACTGAATATCAATTAATCCATAAAAACCATAAAATCCATAAAATGAAATTACGAGTATCTGCGCCATCGAAAGAAAAACTAATAGAAGAAATAAATAAATATTTTTATAGTACATCTTTCAGGATTGAAAATGGAAAGTTATTTAATTGTAAAGGTGAAGTTCCTGGATTTACGGTTAAGGTACAAAAGGGAAGATATAAATTATACCAAAATTAAAAATGGAAACTAAAAAACTATTATACAATACCAGAACAAACAGTATAATGCTCGGTAATTTAGAGGGGTGCTCCCAATGGATTATATTAGCTGAATATTGCACGGAAATAGAGGCTGAGATATTTTTGATATATTTTAACTCTAAAAAAATAAAATCCACTTTAAATAGGGTAAAAAAAGCATTATCAGAATTAAAATCTTTTCAAACCAGCCTTATGGAGAGAAATTTTAATATAGAAAAATTAAATAAATAGAAAGCCATGAACCTATACCAATTAAATTTTACTCATTACGCCCAAAAAGGCGACAAATCAGGAATTAGAGCTTTTATATTAGCAGATAACGACGAGCAGATTTTTAACTATTTAGCTCATGAAAGCAACCCTTTAAAAACTTACTGGTATGATGATACCAAAATAATTTACGATTCTGAAAAAGAAGAATTTATCAATCCTGAAGATGATGAATCTGATGAAGAATACGATGGTTGGTACGATGAAAATTACGAGCCTGTAACATTTAAAGAATGGTGTTTAGTGAATAAAGGCGATGGACAAAAAGAACTACACGACTTATATTACGGACAAACAGTTTATTTTTGGGAACTTAAAAAAGAAAATTGCACGGAGCAGGAGTGTGATATTTTAAAGGAAATTAATTTATTACACAAAGCAAATGAAATACACTAAACGATATTTTATCGATAAATTTCAGGCTATACATGAAGAAAAATGGTGTGTAGGAATTTTAACAAGTAAGCTGGATCCTGAATGCCATTGTGCTTTAGGACATTGCGGAATTACAACCTTAAGTACCGAGGATGAAACAATCGAGGCTATTGCCTTAGGAGATTTATTAGCGCCTGTATATAAACAGATTTATGGTGAAACAAGCGATTTCATAGATCACGTATATAAAATTAATGACAGCGCAAAATCATTAGGCGACACCCCGAAACAACGCATTTTAAACGCGCTTAACCTCGTGCCGGATGAAACCCCTTAAACGCGGCAACACCGCCTCAGCCCATTATGAAACTATAACCATCGATGGTAAAAATTATAAATTTTACAACTTATATACATCGGGTTTATTGCGCAGAAATACCATCCTGATTGAAATAGACGACTCACTCCGGGAAATTACATCACCATCCGATTTACTAGCTTTTAAAAACCGTATTATTACCGAAAAATTATCACTTTCTGATTTAGGTGTTTTCGACGCGATACCTGAAAAAACAGATTACAGCATCAAACCTAAAGATTTTCAAGACTTATCAGAATCATTCCCGCCACATACGCCTGATGAAATAATGGAATTGCATAATTATTTACTGGCAGACCATCAGAAGTCAGGTGTTTATTTATTACGTACCGAGCTAAAATATATGGCAACTAAAAATTTAACCGTTAAAGAAAGAATACAAGAATCTAAAAATTTTAAAATAG